TGCTACTAATTATAAATATTTGAATTATTCAATTTCCTCGCGGATATTGTCCTCGTTTAACAAACCACTTTGTTCAAACAAATTAATTTTTCGCGAACTTTTTAAACTGTCAAACATATTTTTATTTTGTAAGAATACAGCTGTTGTACCTGCGTTTTCAAGTTTCATGTTGTTGCTTGTATTAGCACGGGTTTTAACATTATATTTGTCCATCCCGTCAGCATCTTTACCAGCACCTTTAAGGTCATTTTTACCCAATCTATCACGCCCAAAATTACTATCTTGATCGTTATGGTCAACACCTTTTTGAGGTCTTCCTGGAATTGGTTGTTCTGGGTATTGATCATTATCTTCATCATATCCTTTAGGCACATCTTCTTTAGTTTGTGTGGTTTGTCTACCTTTACCATAAAGTGATGCTAATTGGTGTGGTGTACCATATGCTTGACCTGATTCTAATGGATCATTACCTTCAGTTTTGATTTGTTCGTATCTAAACTCACGTTTTTTATCTTCCGCAAGTAAATCTCTAATTTCTTGGATTTCATCTTCTGATAAGTGTAAGATATTATCATAAATCCAATCAGTAGGCATTAAATTATTTTCCATAATACTGCCAGCTAATTCAATCTTAGATTTTAACAACTCAATACGTTCTTGATCGTATATAATTGATGGAGTTGTTAATGATAATTCAAAGTTTGTCAATTGTTCATTGGTATAACCTTGAGAATACAAGTGAACTAAACCAATTTTAGTCAATTCGCTAATTAATATCTTTTGGATACGCTCAATTGTGCGAGCGAAACGAATATCTTCCGCGGCTAATGTAGCTTTACCACTCAATTCACCTTCATAGCCTAAATACGCTTTAGGGATTTTTAAAGCGGAGAAAAGTTTATCACGTAAGTATGTTACGTCCTCAATAGCCGCATATTCAAGACCCTTTGTAGTATCGATTTTGGTTGTTTGATCACCACCACGAACCGGGATATAGAAATCCTCAAGTACGTTTTGCATGTTATATCTTAGGTTATATTGACCAGTTTGAGGATCAACTACTGGAGTTTTCTTCATTTTGTTGATCATCTTCTGCATGTAACCTTCTACTTCGTTAGGTGGAATATTACCCACGTTAACATAGAATACTCTCTTTTCAGGAGCACGAACAATACGATGAATTAACATCGCATCTTCCATTAATACTAATTGCTTATATAATTTACGGCCTGGTTCTAAGTAAGAACGGCCATAAGGTAAATAGTTAAAGTCACTTAATAATCTAAAGTGAGCCATTTCGTAGTTATCAAAATAAACACCCTTACCTTCTGAATCGATAATAGGAGTTGATAACACATATCCTAAAGGTGATGTTGCTTGTGAAGTAGGATCATATTTGAAACGTACTGATTGTGGTTTATGTAAGTCATATCCTTCTTCTCTTAAAATGTTATAAGATGAGAATGGAATAACACCATATACACCAAATTTTTCACTGATTTCTAATTTAAGATAGAAATCTCCATACTTACACATGTTACGAGTCCAAGACCATAAGTTAAACTCAATGTTTAACACGTCATAATATAAGTTGTATAAAATCTTTTGAATTGTTTCATCACTACTTCTAATTTGTAGTACTTCGCCTTGTTCATTGCGTAAAGTACATTCATCTGCGACAATATCAAGAGCAGAGGCACAGATAGCATCTGTATCCATTGCTTCATAGTCAGCATATAATTGAATTCTTGTAGTAGGGTAGTTAAGTTGTTGAGATAGATTATAATTCCATCCACCTGATGTAGTGTATAAACGAGCGTATTTGTCGTATAGTGAGTTTGTTTGAAGAACACCAAGTCTTTGAATACCATCGGTATCCATTACTTTAAGTTCATTGCCACCCACATTTCTTATCACAACGTCTGTGGAAAAGAGTTTCTTAAGTCTACCAAATAATGTAGTATCAGCCATATTGTTGTTTATATTATATAAATATTTATTAACCTAACAACCAGTTTATATTTTCTGATTGGTCGTGTGGTAAGTCCATTTGGTATGGATTAGGCATGAAATTCCCGTTATTAGGAGAATAAACCGGCGCTATACTAGTACCTGTTTTGTAAATGCCACTAATAGAAGCTTTAGCCATGTCGAGACCTTGTTGTCTAAAAGATAAAGCTGTATCTCTTAAAAACATCCCGATACCCCAAGCCATTACCAAATCGTCATTATACCCATCAAGCGCTTGTGCCTTACCATTTTTCCAAACAAATGTTCTTAATTCCTCAAGTAATCGTTTAGACTGTATGGTACAAGCCTTCTCGTGAATATACGACACCATCTTTGAGATAACAAGTGGTCTTGTACGAAGAGAAGTAGTAAATCCAGGAACCATACCATTTGAGTTTTCAAATTTAGTAAGGTACTGTTCAACGTTACCCATCGCCATATCCATTTTTGGAGAATAGTATAAATTGCGATATCCTCTATCTATTACTTGCTGAATTACAGCCCAACCTACGTTAGCATTTTCAATTACAAGTAAAGCATCGTTATATTCAGTAGCTATACCAACAAGCAAATTACCAAAGTCACGAGTAGGTAATTGTTGCTTAAATTCACCTACTTGTGTTGCTGTTTCTATATCAATGATATGAAATGTTGAAAAGTCTTTACCATCACCTCTAGCGACGTCGGCTATTACAGCATATTGTTTAGAATAATCTGGGATTTCCCAAATCCAAAGTGAACCATCAATACCTCTTTTATCCATTGGTTCCTTCATAAAGGAATCTATGTAAAAATTTAAAGTAGGAGGATCAATTACAGTATCACCTGAGGTTGTAAAGTCACAATCACACTCTTGTGCTGCGTTTCTAGGTCCTAGTAATCCATCTTGTTCATCTCGCCACGCTTGAGTTCGTTCAGGGTGAACTGTCCAAGGTAATTTAATAGGTACAAATTTATTTTCTGCTGCTTGGGCTTTAGTCCATGTTTTATGGAACCAGTTACCAGTACCATAAGGAGTAGATATAGCTATACATCCACCACCCGTAGCTAGGGTTTGTTGAGCAGAAGCAAATATATCTTCAATTTGATCAATAAACGCAGCTTCATCTATTACAAGTAAAGATACGGCTTCCGAACGACCCGCATCCCCAGATGCTGAAACGGCTTTAATTTGAGAACCATTTGCCAATCGAAGTGATAATTTATTATCTTCGACTGCTTTTAGTTTCAACCATGAAGGAAGGTTATTATAAGCGAAACGTACTTTAGTAACCATGTTTTTAGCAGTTTCCTGCTTGGTAGCGATTACAAGTACGTTTTTATCTTTGTTAAATAACATCAGCCATAATGAATAAGCTGATACTAGAGTAGAGATACCTAACTGTCTTGACTTATTTGTTATACAGTAGGAATTATTCTTAAATATAGTTAATACCTTTTCTTGGAATGGGTATAATCCAAATTGAATTCTACCTCTTTGTGGGTGTTGAATCCAATAATATTTTTTCATAAAGTAAACAGGATCTTGAGCACATTTTACGAACTCCTGTTTAATTATGTCTTTTATGTTTTGTTCAGCCATAACAGGTTTTATATATATAAATATACACGAGGATTAAAAAGCCCGACCTTACGGGGTCGGGCCAGAGCTATAATACTGAGACTATAGCGGGGCAATTATTATTTAAGATTTTGGAAACCAGTCATAACTTTATCCAAAATAGTTTCTAATGTTTTAATTTCACTATCATCAAGAATTTTATATTTCTTATAGGTAGCAGTAGAACCAACCACATCAAAAGCTTGACCTATATATTTTTCCTTTAAACTATCACTTAAAGATGATGAAGAAGATTTACCAGGTACTGGAGGTAATTTTGGTTTATTTCCTGGTACTGGAGGCATTGCGGGTGCTTCTTTAATAAGACCAGCTAATTCTTGCATCCTTTTAACTTCGTTAATTTGTTTCATATTGTTTATTTTACTAACATTAAATATACCAAACCGCCTGCTATTAAACCAGCACCAATTTTAGTAAATTTATTTTTGGTTTTTAACTTAGCGTTTTCTAATTGTAGAGTGTTGTATTGGAATTTCCAATCTTTAATTTGTGTTTGTTGATTAGCAACCATGTTCTTATAGGTATTTTCCTTAGAAACATACTTAGCAATAACACTATCTTTAACAGTTACTTTTTCTTCTAATGTGTTGATAGAGCTATCTTTTAATACTATAATTTGTTTAGCACCATCTAGTTCTACTAAATCCTTAGCGGCACTAATTAATACTGGTTGCGCTACTAATAATGGGTTAGTAATTGTATCTGCTGGGTAACGATTGTTAAATGAACTTACTAATTCAGGATTAGAAAAACCATCAATATTATTTTTTTCTACCTCGATATACTCAACAATAGTTTTAACTTTAGCTTTTTGATGGTCTATTTTGTATTGTAATTCAACAGCTACTAAATCTAAAGAATCAATTTCAGCATCTTCTTTAGCTATAACTAATTGCATTGAATCAACTGCATGTACTAAACTATCTTGTTTTGCTTTAAATTCACTTGTTAGTCCGATATTTGATACTTTATCAAATGCTAACCAAAGTAAAAGTAAAATTAATACAATGGGTAAAATATATTTTTTCATTATCGACCTAATGTTTTAACGTTTAAAGCGATGTAATCATAGATATCATCGTTTTCAAATCCGGCGTCTTGCAATGTACGAATAATTCTTCTTATAGCATCAACAAATTTCCATAAAGTCTCTTCAGAAACAATTGCATCCATTTTTTCATAAACTTCATTTGACATTTCGTTTATGTTTTCAGCTGCTAATTTTTTCTCGTTAACATTCATTTCAATAGCTGAACCTAATGCTTCAATTTGGTCGTTTAAATCACCAAACGCGTTTAATAAACCAGCTCTATCTCTTGGAGGAATGTTAATGTTATCAGCTGTATTTTTAAATACTTTAGCAGCTGTACGTTGTAATCTTATTACTTGTTGTAATAATGGATCTTTAATACTAGCTTCGGTTATTAAACTTGATAAATCAATTCTTTTTGCCATAATTAAGCGATTACATCTTTTACAAAATCCATTACATCTAAGCCACGAGCTTTAAAAGCTTTCTTAATGTCTGGTCTTTGAATAAATTGTTTTAACACTACTAAATCAGTTGATTTTGATCTTTGTCCTTTAGGTTGAGCTAAAATTTTACCAACTTTGATTTTAATAATTTGTTTTGCTTTTTCTAATGCTGAATCAGCTACTGAATCGTCAGCTTTTGGAATTGTTAAATTAAATTCTTTTTCAGCTGCTTTAATATCTTTCTTTGAAGGTTCTTTATCGAAGTCAGTTGAACTAAATTCGTCATCTGTTACTTCAACATCAGTATCGTCAATTACTTCTTCTAATCCATCTTCTCCTGATTGTATTTCTTGCATTTTCATATTGCAAAAATCAATAATACTTTTTAAATATACAATTGGATCTTCAGCATACATTAAATCCTGCTCAATGTCACTTTCAATACCACCTGCGTCTTCATTAGGTATTGCTATTTCTTCAACTTCTGCTTTTTCTTCTAAATCACTTTCACGTACACCTTGACCACCGTATCTTTGGCAATAGCTATCGCTTACTATATCACGATTACCTTCGTCATCGATTCTGTAGCAATTACCATCACTACCAAATTCATATATAGTTTCTGATTCGTAGATTTTTGTAGTTAAATCAAGCTGATCTAAATATGAATTATCTAACTGATTCATATCATTATTGTATATGTTATCAGCTTCATGCATTGGGCCTTTTCTTTGAGCCATGTCAGCAACATATTTGCTGTAGTTAAATTCTGCCATTAGTTGGTTATTTACGATAAATATTACAGATTCTGCAAAATAGTAGCAATACGTTCATCTGTAGTGCCCTCAACCTCAATCAAACGCTTAGGGCCATATTCCACTAATGTTAATTTAATAACTTCATCAATTTTACGTCTATATTGTGGATCTGTTTCACGAACACCATTATCTTCCATACTAACTCCACGTGGAGATACGTAAATAACTAAATCATATTGATTGCGAAGCATCATAGCAGCTTCAACAAATGTACGTTTATCAAAATCACTAATAGATTTAGCGCCTAAAGTAAACGAACAAACGTCCCAAATTGTTCTATCTGTAATAATATTTGGATGCAATAATTCACTAGCACGTTCAGATAAAAATACAAACTGACCATTTAATGTAGAATCAGTATTTAATGGAATACCTAAATCACGCAGATATTTGCTACGTTCTGTAAATACACTATGATCTTTAAATTGATCTAATTCACCTAATGCTTTTGCTAATGTAGTTTTACCTACACTCATTGTTCCTGCTAAACCTATTTTCATATTATAAGCGAGTTTTAAATAATGGATTTTTTGCTGGTGGTAAACCTTTTTGATCTTTTTTATATTCTAAAAATTGATCTTTAGTTTTCTTAAAACCAAAAATATAGTATTCATCTTTTTTACCACTGCCTTTTGGATATATCATTGCAGGACCATCGTAATTATGAAGCTTACCATCCAATGTATGGATAATAGTTCCATCTGGTGTTTTAATTTTTTTTACTATTGACATTTCTTTTTTCATTTATTTTTTTCATTTGACGATCTATTTTCTTTTGTTGTTTGGCTTCCTTAGCTCTTAATTTAAGTGCTTTCTCGGCACCTGCCTTGTATTTGATATCAACCTCAATTGGTCCCTTATCAAATTTTTTCAAGTCAAACTTCCACGTTTCGATTGTGTATTCGTCTTCATACACACGGTTAAACTTTGTTGGAGCTGGTTCTTGTTCTATTTCTTTTGGTCGTCCGCGTCTTTCTATCATAACCTTTTTGTTTAAAGGTACGACCTTATCTTTAGTATTCCAAATATTATTGGGTTAATTCTACAAGATGACTATGTTGAATTAATTTTTCAGCAACATAAATGCCATGAGCACCTGATACTGTAATGCCACGAGCAGATAAAGCGTCACCTACGAAATACACATTAGGATATTCTGTTAAGGATAAATTATGATAATTAACCAATGGTTCAGGGCTAAGATACTTTACTTCAGGAATGTACATACCCCAATCATTACCAAATTCAAATACTTTATTCATATCATCAATAAAGTTCAAAACGTAATCAGCATATTCACCCATTGCTCCTTTAAACCCATCTAAAAATTTAATTTGATGTGCTGTTACATCTGTACCTTCAGATGTTTTACTTACAGTTCTGGAAGGGCTATAGTATAATCCCTTTCCATCTATTTGTAACTTTTGTACTACATCTCTTGACCAGGCAAATGGGTCTTCAATACCCTTAATTTCCATTAATATGCCAAAATTGGTCATATTATTTCTAAATTCCTCACCTTTCTTAGCGTGACCATTGTAACTTATATCCCCATAAGTCTCTTCCACAGCAACATAAGCTGCATTATTATTAGTACAGAATGAACGTAAAGATACGTTATTGAATTTTTGATATAATTTGAAGTCGTACGATACATCTATTAATTTTTGGAAGTACTTCTGTGGTGCTTCAAATCGAACACCAATTTGTACTGATTTAGGTTCATTAGGTAATTTATAATCATCGGCTAATTTTTGAGCAAAATCAATACCTGATTTACCTACTGCAAATATCAATTCATCGTAATGAGTAAAGGCTCCTAATTCTTCTTTGTTATTAGTAGCTGTTATATAATTTTCCTTAAAATTGATGCTAGTAACTTCAAAATTCCAAACAAAGTTAACACCTTTATCTAGCAGATATTGATACCATGTTTTAGCAATTTCATGTAAGAAATTAGATCCAATATGCCACACAGGGAACATTCTCAAACCAAAGTATGGTTTAATAAATTCAGGTTCTTCCTGTGGATCAGACATGAATATTTCTTCTGGTTTAGGGTGGAAACGAGTAAAGTTATCTACTACTTGCTTCATCAATTCCATTGCTTTTTCTTCGCCGCAATACTTGGCTAATTGACCACCAATTGATGTATGGTAAGTTAATTTACCATCACTCCAACCACCAGCACCTAACATACCAGTCATTACTTCTTCAGGTAAACGATTGTGTGGGTCGTTTCCTTTATCTATAATGGTTATCAATTCACCAGGATAGCCATTATCAACTAACTTTGTAGCAGCGTTGATTCCTGCAACACCTGCACCTACGATTACTATTTTTTTATTCATATTTGTAAAGATAATTAAATTTTTTTGATTTACCAAAAAGAGAGTGGCGCACCTTTTGGGTGCGCCACAGCTGCATAATATTATTCGATGCGACAGGCTATGAATCTGTCTATATGTTTATTTTAATTTGCTCAGAATTGCTAAATTGCTTTTTACTAAATTTAACTTTTTAACTCCTGATTTTTTAGACCTCATTGGTCTTGGTTTTTTAGCTTTTGTTCCCATTATGATATTTTTACGAATGTTGATGAAAAACTAGAACTTGATTTTGCATACCCTACTACCTCATTTATGAAAGCATCTTTTTGAGCATCATTCAATTTATCAAGTTGACTTATTAATTCTACGTTGAAATAATTACTTGTTCTATTACCTAATTCTGCAGCCGTGTACGCTTGTTCAAATTCAGCTGATTTCATTTTAGAAGGTAATGATGTACTATTATATAATTTAAAATATTTGTTTATAAATGCTTTATCATCTGTTTTACATAAAGCTAATATTTCTTTTTGTGAAGATAACCCAGGTTGTCCTAAATTTTTTAAGATATAACTTGTAGCGTCATGTCCTATTTTACCACCTGATGCTTGTTTACCTTTAATTTCACCTTGCCAGCTTGTAATATCACCAAAGTTTCTAAATTGTATTCTACCATCACTATATCTGATATAGATATCTTTAGTAGCGAATACATTTTTATCTTTAGGATCTATTTGTTCAAATTTATTAGTTGCTTTTTTAGTTCCACCGGCATTAAAAACTTCAGCGTGACATGATTCTTCACATTTTTTAAGTGAAACACCTACTAAAACTTTATCACGAAACAGTCTAGAAATTAATTTATTTAATTTTTCTAACTCAGTTGGAAACGTTATTTCATTAATAGCATCAGTAGCCATCCAAATATCAGCAGGATTCCATTTGTTTATATCAGCGCTTATATCGGCATTTTTTAATGCTATTTTTGCTGCAGTATTAATTTTAGGTACAATGCCTGCTCCTCTATAAAATTTAAAATCTGATTTGAAATTCTCAGCTAATACGTTTGCTGTGCTTATTGTTGTGTTTCTCCACTCTTCGTTATCGGCTATAAATTTAGCCATAGTTGTTACGTCAGAAGTAGTATCAATACGACTAGCTGCTTTTTTTACAGAAGCAGGAGTAATATCTTGAGGTACCATTTTACTACCCTTATTATAACGGATAGCATTTATTAAACATTGAGCTGATTCTTGTACGTCTGTTTGTTGAGCACCACCACCTGATCCTTTGCTACTACCAAAGTCAGCTGTTTTTTGAATTTTTCCTATTGTAAGTGGATTACCATCAACATCAAAAAACTTTATTTTAGAAATAGTATCATATTGTTTTTTGCTTAGAGCATTAACAAAATCTTTACTTTTTTCTTTATCAATAATAATAGATTCACCACTTACTAATTCAAGTGGTTCTTTTTTATTAATTTTACTTAATAATACTTCACCCCTATCACCTGCTCCTTCAATTTTTTTTGAAAGATCGTTTGATGATAACGATGCTTCGTTTAATAAAATTAATCTAAGTTTTTTTTGATTAATAGATTCTGTTACTGGTTCCTCTTCTGCTGGTGCTTCTTCTTCTGCTGGTGCTTCTTCTTCACCACCTTCATCGCTGGTTGGTGCTTCAGCACTTGTTTCAGCATCAGGACCTTGTGAACCTGGAGGTCTTCCTAATTCTAATAAATTAGCAATTGCTAATACTGCACTTTCCTCTTCATTTAGATTAAGTAAGTAATATCTTTTACCTGCTATCTTAGCAATGTATGATTTAGGGCCGTATATTAAGAAAAACATTTGTCCGTTATGTAACAAAACTTTAAATGTTGTTGGCTTAGGAGCTACAACAAATACACCTGTAACATAGTCACGGAAATAATCTGTAAGTAAATCTTGCAACGTACCTTCTAATGAAGGATACTTATTTAAAATATATTCCAATGGGTTAGACTCAAACGAAATAACTTCTTCGGCTTGTTCATGAACAAAATCCGATGCTTCGTTACTTACGATTCCGCGTAACTTTTGGACACTTTCTTTTGATAATTTAAATTTCATTATCTTAATTGATCTATTGATGTAATAACTCTTGAAAAATGTTCTTGACCAGGTCTGCCTTTAGGAGCATATTGATTAAATATTTCTACTGCTTTATCTGGTCCTATAAATTTAGATAAATCATATAATTGACGATTTAATGCTCTTCCTCTATCCCACGCTCTATCATCATCACTCATTTCATAATACCAATCATATTTTTTCATAAGTTGATGAAATTCATCTTCAGCAGACATATCATTTTCTGTTATAGTTTCATCATCTCTAACATCATTATCTTCGTGGAAATTGGTATTTGCCTGATTAATGTAGTTTTGAGCTTGTGAAATATGATCTTGAATCCATGCGGGAATGTTTCTTTCTTCACCACCTAATTTCATTTTTAATTGTTGAGCATTCATCACAATATCATCAAGTAAATTAATTGCCATTCCTATTTCATGATCTTCTTTTAAGTTTTTTGAAATAGCATCACGTTTTGCTTGAAGATACTTATCTGATTTATCTGTATCTCCATCATTATCAATATCAGAATCTTCTTTGCCTACTGGATCTAATTTTTCGTATACATCAATAAAATCATCTTTACCTGGCTTAACACGATTTAAAAGTTCTTCAGCTTTAGCTAAATCACCAATACGAATTAATTTATGAATTTTATCATGAAAAGCATCAGAAATAGCTTTAGCCATTTTTAGCTTATATAAGTCACGAGATAAAATATCTACTTTACCTATTGCGTCTTCTTTAACTGATTTAATTCTGATTTTCATTATGCTCCTATTAATTTAGTGATGTATTGTTTTACTTCACCACCTTTAACAGCAGTTAAAGCTGATTCTAAGGTAGCTAATGATAATTCTTTTGATTGAAGTGCTTTTACAGCAGTAGCTCCTGAAGCAACCATCATAACGGCTACAATAACATGGAAAATAGCGTTTGCTACTTTTTTAGAT